CACTGCCCTCCCGGTCTTGCATAGCCTATTTGATTGCTATCAACAGCATCAGTCAAAATGATACAGTGTGCTTTCTATTTGTCAACCTTAAGTGGGTGGGGTGCCAAATTGAGCAACTGGTGCCCCTTGTTGAGCAGAAGCTACGCAAGGATTTACACCACTTACACTGCGGCTGAATCCAGATGCAAATCCTGAAGTCACGGCTGTTGTGATGTTTTGTGTTTCACGCGACACTGCACTAGTGACCTGACTTATGCCTGCACCAATAGTACCCAGTAGACTGCTTACTGCACCAAGTGCTCCAGTTACAACACCTACTGCGCTCCGAACTACACCAGCTGCAAGTTGTACAACAGCTGACACCCCTCCAACAATTGCCCCAATAAGTCCTGAAATCGCAGAAGTTAATGCACCAATAATGCGTGCTGGAATAGATACAATGGCTCCCACTACTTGGCCAATACTGCTCGCGATTGAGCCCAGAGTACTATTGTATCTACCTTGGATAGTTCCTATGTAATCTCCCACCGTTGCGCACCGACTGGGTTCTTGTGCTCTGCCAGGTTGAAAAAAGTTGTTTATTGCGCGAAATATTCGTGTCCCATCATTTATAATGTTGTCCAAATGAGTGGCCAAAAGACGACCAAAACTGCCAAATTGACTCAGCGTTTGTAAAGGTCCCAAACTCTGTTGAACCACACGTTGCGCTTCAGGATTACCAGCTGCTGCATCCTGTGCAGCTTGTATTGCGTCTTGGACAGCAACTACTTGAGGTTGAGAAGCGTCATTGTTGATCCTGCGAACTAAAGACTCATATTCAGGGTTGGCACGTGGAGGCGGTTCTCTACGAACCTCTAAACTTGCGGGCTCGTTGTTATTGGTTATGTTAGTAAAATCAACGTAGCCATCAAGCTCAGCGGCCATAAGTTCCTCCTTTTCTTGTTATTTAGCGGAGAAATCAGGGGAGTTATTGCTGGGATATTTCTCCAGATCGCACTTTAGCCTCTAGATCTGTACAGCCTCCAATGTGAACATCATTTATCCAGATTTGAGGAACAGTTTTGGCGGTTGGTAGTTTTTGGAGAAGTTCAGATTTGCTCACATACCGCTGGTTTTCTTGGGCCGGCTCTTCATCATAGCCAGGGCTGATAATATATTCTTGATAAGGAATGTTCAAACTTCTGAGTAAGTCTTTGGCTCTATCACAAAACGGGCAAAAATGCTTGCTCCAAATCTCTGCTTTCATAAAAATGTCCTTTGATATTTCTTGTAATATAGATGATGGCCCAGAGCATTGTCAAAAGCTCTGGGCCAGTCTTACAAGGTAATACCGTTGAAGCTTTTGTCAGTAATATCCATCTTTGCGTCACCAATACGGTATGAGGACAGCTCGACTTCTTGAGGTGCTACTTGAACCTCCTTGCCGCTGATCCATTTTTGAGTCCAAGGCAGTGGATTGGGTCGGCGCCCCCAAGGACTGGTTAACCCAATGCTTTCCATTCGCACTGTGGCAATGTATTCCACATACTCTTTCAGTAGATGACTATTGAGTCCAATCATGCTGCCATCCTTGAAGAGGTAATCAGCCCAAGCAATTTCCTGAGCCACTGCTGATTCAAATAGTCGCTGACATTCAACAGCCATCTCATCACGGATCTCTGCAAACTCGGGATCATCCTTGGGCAGGAGTTTGATGAGTGTTTGTGTGCTGCCCAGGTGCAGGTTTTCATCTCGGCAAATCAGCTTGATGATTTTGGCATTGCCTTCCATCTTTTTCAACTCAGCAAATGCAAAACTGCAAGCAAAACTCACGTAAAAGCGCACGCCCTCCAGGGCATTTACAGAATTGAGGGCCATCCAAATCCGCTTTTTCAACTCTCGCCGAGTAACATTTAGGGTTTGTCCATTCACTGTGTGCACCCCCTCGCCCAACACATGATATTGCATAGTGTAGTTGATGAGATTGTCATAGTGCTGAGTAATGTCTCGAGCACAGTCAACAATCTCTTGAATGTCCATCAGCTCGTCCAGCACTTTGCTGGGATCACTGTAGATATTCCGAATGATGTGCGTGTAGCTTTTGCTGTGAATTGTCTCACTGAATGCCCAAGTTTGAATCCAAATCTCCAGCTCGGGCAAACTGCAAAGTGGGAGAAAAGCTGTGTTTGGGGCGCGACCTTGCACACTGTCCAGCACAATCTGTCGTTTGAGATTGGAAGTGAAGATATGTTGCTCATGTGCAGTTAGAGCGCGAAAGTCCTTGGCATCCTTACCAAGGTCAATCTCCTGAGGGCGCCAAAAGAACCCCAATTGCTCTTCTGTCAACCGATCAAAAACCTTATACTTCATGCGATCATAGCGTGCAACAGTGGTGGTGCCGCTCTCATCAAGGAACGCCAGATTCTTGGCATGATCTTTGTGTACGTCACTAGCCAGTGTTTGAAAACTCATGTCTCTCTTGCCTCTCGGAAATGTCAGTTAGTGTGTTGGAGAAAATCTTTCACCGCAACTGGCGAGTTGCACTCAAATGGTGCAACTCTCGCAGTTTTCTTCATCAGTTGTGTGGACGTCGGTATTGTCGGAAATCATCTGATCCACATTTACTTCTCCTTGTTGGTCATCGGTGTTGAAATAGTAAAAATTCTTGATGCCCCACTTGTAGGCCAGCAGCATGTGACGCAGCATCTCGCTCATGGGCAACTGCTTGTCGGGATAGAAAGCTGGATTGTAGCTGGTGTTGGCCGAGATGGTTTGATCCATCCAACGTTGGAGCACAGCACAGATCTTGAGATAGCCTTCTGGATTGGGTTGATCCCACAGTAGCTCATAGCGGTTCTTTAGTCGACGATACTCTGGCACAACCTGCTTCATCACTCCATCCTTGCTCTGCTTCACGCTGATGAGGCTTCGAGGTGGTTCAATGCCATTGGTTGAGTTGCTGATCAAGCTTGATGCCTCACTGGGCATGCAGGCCATCAGTGTGGTGTTTCGAATACCATGCTGGCGCAAATCCTCACGGAGCTTGTCCCAAGGGAGGCGCTCGTGGTATCCCACAAGCTCGTCAGTATCGGTCTTCCGTGTGTCAATGGGAACAACTCCTTGACTGTACTTGCTCATTCTGTTGCCCTCTGGTGCACCGCGCTCTATGGCCAGGTCCACTGAGGCACGGATCATGTAGTAGCTCCAAGCCTCTGCATACTCGTCCAGTGTGGCCAGTGCGCTGTCATCACTGTAGCGAAAGCCCATCTTGGCAATCCAGTAGGCCAAATTTACGATGCCAATACCGAGATTTCGGAAGAGCATTGTATGAGCTTCTGCGGCGCGCACAGGATATTCTTGATAATCAAGTAGAGCGTCTAGTGCTCGAACAGCCAGTCTGCATGGCTTTTCAAAATCTTTGGGCTCTCGAATTTTCCCCCAATTGATCGCAGCAAGTGTACAAAGCGCAATCCCTCCTGACTCTAGATCCGCTACCTCATCTTCAAAGTAGACATAATTGTCATAATCATAAGGTTCCGATGTGTCCTTGATCTCGAAGAGACTGTTATCATAGTTAATGTTCATTGTTGTATCCTTGTTTAGATAGATATGTTTCCAATCTACTTTGGCTCCACTTTAGAATCTGTCGCGCATGAGTTTTCGATTCATAAATTTTGCCCTCAACGGTTACTTGTTTTTTATTGTGGGCAACTTTTGAGAAATAAGTGCGATGTAGTTGATTACGCTCATTTTCAGAGTATATTGACGGATCAATTATATGTGTATCTTTATCATGAACAAATCCCCATTCATCCATACTGTCCGATACTGCTCTGTTGAGTATAGCAACATTACTAACACAGAAAACTTTACCTGCATCAACTGCGTTTTTGAACGTACCGATTGGTGTTTTAATAAATTTATCCCGGTATAACCTGCCGGCTGCTGTTGCATGTTGCCATTCAGTAGTTTGTGCCATGGACTTGTTTCTGGCACAAATATTTTTGTACCACGATCCTTTACTTCTAGTGACATATGCTTTTTTCTTTTGCTCTGTTGTTAAGTATAGTAATTTTTGTATTGATGTTTGTATGTTTTTGGGTTGGCGGGAATTCACCTTGATCTTGAAAACTGCATTTGATTTCAACATACCTTGTTTTGTTTTCTCGCTATGTGCAACAAGGTCCTTGATAACATATCCTCCGCTTGCTCTTGATCGTTGATTCCAAAATAACGGAGAATTGAGAGCATCAAGTGCAGCTATCCAGGAGTTTTCATATGTGAGAAGCTCGTCTCGAGTGATATTTGAATATTCACAAATGGTAGTGCGTCTGAAAAACTGTCTGCCAAATTTATTGATGTAATGACGCAGGAGCCCGCCAGATCCCAAGTATTCAGGGTTGTTCAAACAGTGGCTACCTATGTATAGCATCCCTTTTTTGTCGGGATGCAAACAAACAGTAATATAAATTATCCCTAAGGGATAGCGTTTCATGGAAGCTTGGGGATAACATTTTTCCATTGACTTCTCCATTTTTTGAACTCCTCTACACGATTTTTTGGGACCTTAAGTGTGACTTTTTTGGACCCACCATCGATACTTTGAAGAGGCCATGTCGGCTCTAGAATCTCTGCACAAAGATTGCTTTGACGAATTGGTGCCAAATTCTCAATATAACTGCCATGTGTGTTGGCATGATCCACATTCATGAGATAGATGCGCCCAGTGTTCTTCCGTTCGCTCATGAAATTGGTGAAGAGGTCAATGGCCTTAACAGTTTTCTTGCGAATAGCGGGATCGCTTTCATAACGCTCATACAGTGTTTTGAACTGGGCTTGATCGGAGAAAAATGCATCATACAGCCCGGGAACGTCACTGGGGCTGAAGAGAGTGAGGTTGCTGCCACCAATGAGCCTCTCA